CTCTGCAAATGTGAACATTTGAGTATATGCTGGTGACTCTTCTTCGCCAGTCATTGGATTAAACCTACGACCGCGCACAATTGACAAGTGCACCATCTTCTCAGTACCCGGCTTAGGAGTATAATCACCCTTAGCCTGTGTTTTCGAGGCCAATGATTTTTCTTCAATAATATCATCAACATCCACTAGGAAAAGAACTACCTCGTCAAGCTCTTCTTGTAAGTCGCTTGTCCAAGCTTTTCCGCCTTTAGCTTTAGCAGCTTCTAGTTCTGCTTTGCATTCTACGGCCTTTTTCTTATAAGACTTAACATCCTCAAGACTGAGTGCCTGTAGTTGCTGAAATTCCAATTTCTGTAACATATTCCAAAAGTTTTTTGCTTATAATATCTATTTTTTCTCTCATTGGCTTATTTGAAGCAAACTCAATTATGTTAATGTTCTCACGTTCAAATTTTTCGACTAAAGTACTAAAATTTATTTTAAGCTTTACCAAATTTTCATTTAATAACTCTTTTTCATACAGTTTTAACACTTCATCCAGCGTTTTATGTGGATATGGCTCCAATTGCTTTAAGATAAGCATTCTCTGAAGTACCAAAGGATTGTTACGATACTCAACTTCAAGAATTTGTTGCGATATAGCATCTAGTTCTGAGTTAGACGCACCATTCTCCTTTGCTTGTTTGTACTTAGAATATAGCTCTGTTACTGTGAAAACGTAAAACTCTGTACCCCAGTTTACAGAAGATGATATGAAAGCACCTCCATACCTGAGTTTGCAAACAGTATCTTCGACAAATTTCTGTGCCAATTCAAAGTTGGTCTTTAAGGCATTGAGAACTGAGGTTTTGCTTTCAAAGTTAGCAGTTACCTGAGTTTCATTGATAGCTTCTTTTTCACTTACAGTACCACCTGAACCAACAACAGAAATTACAATTTCATTTTTAAGCCTTGCACACTCATTGACATTATAATCAAGTGAGTCTTTATCGATAGTAGTTATCTGAACAGGATTACGCATATCTGCGACACCTTCAGATTGATTTGGTATAGGAACTTCTAAGAATGAACCAGGACCAGCTATACGCTTTTCGCTACAGCAAGGACACTTTTCAACTGTTCCATCATTGAGAATTTTATACTCGCCTTTTGCATTGCGTAGAAAACCTCCATCGCAGTAATCACCAGTCTCATTATTCTCAAAATTACAATCAGCTTCATACGCACTATATATAGGATAAGGTGCATACAAGTCTAAATGCTGCTTCGAAATAGAGAAGAACAAATACCAATCAAGATTTGACAGCTCTTTTGTAATTGGATTTTTCTTAAGGTCTTTATTTTTCTCATTGAGTTGTGTTGACCAAAAGAACCGAGCTGGGCAATATCCTAAATCGTGCTTTGCTTCTGAAATAAGTGACTGAATTTCATTTTTCTCATTCAGCTGATATACTCTTATAGAAGTATCATCAAATACAGCTATTCGATGTTCCGGCTGTTTGAAAATAAGCCACTCAAACTGATTTTCATCAAGTCTAAAAGTCTGGTAATCAATTACAGCATCAATCTCAAGCCAATAAAAATATGGCTCTGGACGTAAAGATGTTTGTACTTGAGGAAGGTCTACTACCAAAATACTATTTGGCGATACCTGCATTCTCTTCCATCCGGTTGTCTTCCACACCTCTGGCTCGTTGAGGTTATTCTTTTTATACTGAGACCAGTCTTCTGCAAGCTCTGAGTCTGTAAACTGGTATGAGCTTGATGAGTTACGACTATAGAAAACCCTTTCGAGTTCTCTATAGACGTCCTCAACTACAGCAGGTGTAGGCAACGGAAATTTGAACAGATGAAGGAATATGTTGAATTTATCCTTCGGAAGCAACTGTCTTACCCAATCAAGGAATATAGTCGTAGGTTGGTTAATATCAGATACAGCAACATTCGTCTCAGTATGAAATCTAAGACGGCGCTGCATGTTTACAGCTTTCTGAATAGTCTGACGTTTAGTTGGCTTTTGCAGAATTTGCTTTATCTGATTTAATTCTAAGGCCATTTTCTTCGTCGTAAGTATAATTGCTATCTTTAGGTAATTCCCATCCACCGTTTATGGCTGTGCCCATATCAAGCAGGCGTTCGGCATGCTGAATGCCAAACTCCTGCCTCATATTGTACTTAGGCACAACCAATGTTACTGTTTGTTCTTTTTTCTTTATCATAACTGAAAGTTTTAAGCTCCAGCAGAAGCAGCATTAACCCAATCTGTAAGAGGATTGAAGTCCAATGTTTCACGCTTAACGATGTAGAAGTTATCGCTCCAGTTAGGATAGAATGACCATTCAATGGTATTGCTGTCCGGCTCTTCAAAACCGCCAAGCTTCTTATCGCCAACAAAGAACTTACCAATAGGAATTGGGAAGTATGCTGTAGGCTTATCCTGGTCATCTACCAAACAGCCAATGTTGCCGTTTTCATCAATCAGCCAAACGCCAATCTCTTCGCACATATACTGTTTCAGCTGTGCAATTGTCTTCTGACTTTCCTGATAGATAGTGGCAGAGAACGTTGTCGGCTCACGGCCAATTGTAATCTCAATACCTCCAAGTGTCTGGTTACCACCACCGAATGTACGAGCTGCACCAGGCTCAGAAGTAGGTCCTTGAATATACGGAGAAACTGTCATTTTAGAACCATCAGCTGCAGAAAACAAGGTAGAAAACGATGCTTTCTTAGTCGGGTCAACGACAGAGTTCTTCGTTCCGGCTGTCTTATAGATGCGCTGGAATGCAACTTTTTGTACTTGCCCCATGCTCTCCTTGCAGTTTGCAATTTCAAGGTCGGCGATATGTGCGCCTGCAGGGCATCCACAGTTTAATCCCATAATTTATTTATGTTTTAATGTTAATATTACCGAGCAGTTACCCTTAACTTGCATCGAATTACCTGTATTTTTGCTTTGAATTGGCTTCTCCACAGGGCAAATATACTAAATTTCTTTATAAGCTGTACCGCTTTTAACATTTTTTATAGAGGTATTTTTATTTCATATTCTCGCATTATGTCCATTCAAGGCTTATGATTTAATCATTTATATATAATTAGAAGCCTAGAAATTGCGAGAATAATGCGAGAATATGAATTTTAACTCAATTTCTCAATGATATCTTCTTCCTTCCAGCTTTTCTAAGCCTCATTTCTACTACTCCAGTTAATGCATCTGGTGCATCATCATGAGCAGCCCTTCGCTTATTATCTTTACGATAAGTTGTAATAGCATTATAGAATTCACGCCATTTTTTATCCCAATTTTCTGGAAACGCTACATCTGAGTTAACAAGAGCTGAATTTGAAAAAATACGAGCAGCTTTATTTTTTGTCTGTGTAAAAGTATTTATGGCTGTTTTGAAATTATGCAAAGTAGCTCTTGTAATACGCTTTACATTTCTAGCAAACTGCCTACCACCATTATTGGACTCTATCAGACATTCTGTTATACTATTTTCTGTGAGCATTTTAGCCAACATTACTTCAGTTTTTTCCATGGGCAGTTGTGTGTATAGCACATCAATTATATATAGCATTTCTGGAGTATTTATAAAGCAAATTGCACATAAATAATCAGAGCCAGTATCAGCTGTATCAACGTAACACCATCTTTGATTAGCTTTAGAGCCTGATGGCAATTCTATATTTTGATATGTCCTAAACTCGTGATACATAAGGCCCTCAGTAGGAATTGGATTTTGCATATATTGGGTCTCAAATACTACCGGGTTAATCTCTCGTAGTTTATATAGCTCCTCAAGATTGTGCTTCATTGGCCAAAGAGCATGTTCTTCTCCTGTCTCAGGGTCTGTTTGTATAACTGGAAGTGATAAAACAGTCCATGTATCTGGCTCTATCTCTTGCAAATAGCCACAGAGGTCATGCTCATGTAATCTTTGCATTATAATAATGATAGGCGTTCTACGCGAGTTAACACGGTTACGTATTGTATTTTCGAAGCGTTGGTTTATGCGCTCTCGTATAAGGTCGGATGCTGCATCATCGGCTTTCAGGGGGTCATCGATTACAATTGCGCCTTGAAATATATTGGTTTTAGCATCTATCATTTTAAGCATTTCATTCGTGTGGTCATCGAAAACAAATATATCATTGCCTCCATCCATTTTATCTATTTCTTCATCTACCGCTCCAGCACCAAAGCCTGTGACCTGACCTTGTGTTGACACTGCATAGAGTTCTCCTCCTGCTTTAGTTTTCCATCTCTTAGCCGAACCTTTCTCGGATGCAAGAGCTGAATTAGGAAAGAGTGTTTTATATAATTCTTCACTCATTATATTGCGTACAGTATCTGAATTGTCATTCACAAGTATATCTGAATACGACAAATGCAGAAATCTACTCCGCGGGTTCAAGGCGAAGGCCCATGAGATAAACGACTTAATAACTAATTCTGTATTGTGTGATACGAGCCCATTGGCTATAAAATTTTTATCGCCAGATACTTCAATATGAACTAATTCATGCTTTCCTACTTCTTCTATACTAACAATTTCATCAGGATAGAAATCTTCAGCCCAATATCTCGTAAGGTTATCAGGAAAAATTTCCACTAATTCTCTAAATGTATCTTCTGACATATTCCTATTTGGCCCAACTGATTTATACCCTAAATCAAAGTGTATCATTTTGTAAAGGCCTTCATTCTTTATTATAGAATACGGGTATGTGCATGTACGTTCTATTTTAGAAGGCTGTAAAATGTATTCTTTTGCTTTATCTGCTTTTCCATAAAAATCCAAATGCGGATATAATTTTTGAGAATACCTTCTTGATATTGCAACATTCCATATACCAGCTTTTTCATTTTCATAAAATCCTAAAGTTGATGGGATTTTCATAGTAGATAACAGATATTGGATATCCTCAGCAAGTCCTTTGTTTGCTAGGCCTATAGACAACTGGCCATTCTTTTTTATAGTACCATCTGTCGCTATCACTATTCCTAAAAACACATATTTTTGTCGCATAGAAGTACTAAATATTCCTAATGGGATTCTTTTAGTATAAGAGTCATTTCCAACTAATCTATGCTTTATTAAAATGTTATCTATTACGCCTTTAGTTCCGCCTAATATGGTATATTGACAATCTGCGGTACAAGAATAATGCTTGACCTCACCTCCGAGTTCATTAACAGCCTTTATAACAGCATTTACCGCTAATTTATCTATGTTAGTAAATCCTAATTTACCAGATTTTGTACAACATCCGTCAAACAGCACCATTGATATTAGTATAACCTCCGCGTCTGATAATGTTTCGGCGCCGTCCAACTCTTTTTTTAGTGCAAATATCCTATCTCCAATTTTAAGCCTATTAGATTTTACATACCCGAACGGTGTCCTCCAAGGATGGTCAATACTGCATACAACTGACCGACCTGACCTCATAGTAATTTCATAGCAGTCTTTATATGCCGGCTCAGTAGCAATAACGCTATTAACAACTGCTCTACCATCTTTGAATGATAGCACTTTATCTCCTGGCAGTATATCAGCTATTTTTTT